AACTGGGACTAAACTTGCTAGTGCCTTAGATAAATCAAACTCTTTCACTTGTTTTTATTTAAAAGATCAAAAACAGTTTTAATCTTTTCTTCTAAAAATTTGAGTCGCAACAAAACTTCACTGCGGAAACTAATTAACCCGGCAGCTAGTATCGCCAACGCCGATATAATCGGCCAAAGTTCTACTAACGTTTGAGTCACTTATCAGCCTTCCCATCAAGCTTTTCATCAATAGAATCTAACTTAACAAAAACTCGATCGACAAACTTTTCAAACTCTTTGCGTTTAAGATAATCACCAGCAACTAAAACCTCGATCTCGCCAACTCGACGCTCAGTCCGGCTTTGCAATTTTTGCAAGTCTCGGATTGCCGCCCAGATAATATGCGCCAAAGCGCCTAACAATGCGCTTGCGCCACCAAGAATAAAATTGATGGTGGATTGATCCATGTTAGAACGTTCCTTCCCAGACTCTGAACTTGTTGAAGTCACCAGATAATATCTTTCTCTTTATCACTTCCTGCGCCGCCTTGTGATCATCCCACTTAACGCCAGCTTCTTTTAACCACTGCGTCATAATGTGCATTGGAATTCTGCCTACAAGTCTATTATCGCCTTTTTGTTGATCGAATCCAGCATCTTTTAAGTGTTTAACTTGTTTAATTGTTGGATCGTTATCGTATACGTTCTCAATGGTAAGTGTGTCCCCACCATCGTCGTGATGCACTATCTCTTTAACTTTCAAACAAACCTCCAATAAAAAAAGGGAGAGGCGTTAGCCCCTCCCATACACCAATTAAGATGTTGTGTTATCGAATACACCGCCTGATGCTTTCTCGTTATTGCTCACCAGTGTTAATTCGGTGACTATAGCACGCCTCGTACTATCGCCTAGTTTGGCAAGCTCCATATTCTTAGTGTTTCTAAGAACAGCAACGCTGAACATATCATCTTGGACAATGAACACATCACGGCTTCGGTTTTGACGCGAAGGCATAAAGGAAACTGTTCCGTAAGGAGTGACGTAGATATCAACGGCGTTGATAACAGCGTTTGTGCCACCGACAGATGCGCCGATAGTTGCTCGCTGGTTGTTCATACCAGTAAAGGCAAGAGCCTTATTCATCTGGAATGCTGATAGGTACACAGTATCAGGATTTCCGCCTTCTTCCCAGATTGACTGCATGACTGTATCAAAACGAGCTTGACTAAACGCTTGTAGCGTTGTTGTCTCGTCTGTACGAGCGTCAGTTCCATCGCCTGTGGCGTCAGCGCCCTCATTTGCACCAAAGTCAGTATTGGTGATCAACCATGATGGCAAACCAGCAAGCTCACGCGCAGTTGTGCTGTTACCAGCAACTCGTGCGTTGTTATCGAAAAGTGCTTTCTCGATATCGAGCTTCTGCTCTTTAGCAGTCTTAAGCATTTGATATGCAATCTCAGATGCGCGACCAGCTTTTTTAAGGCCAGAGTCTGTATCTGGAATTGATACAGCGTCAACAAAGATTTGAGTGTAGTTCCCAAGTCTTGATGTTGCTGTACGAGCGTTAGCAGTGATCTCATCGCCCTCAACGTGAGCATTAGCAGCTGCCGCACGAAGCGCATCTGTCATCCACTCATGTAAAGAGTTACTTGCCTTTACTTTTTTACACTTAGTGTAAAACGGTGTTTCTTCTGGAGAAACGTCATAGATGATATCTGAGAGATCCTCTCTGATACCGACAGCATCATAGCTGTCAAAAGTGTTACTTGGTTGTGCCATTGTATTTACCTTTTAAGTTATTCATTAACAATTAAACCGAGCACATCTTCGATGCGCCCAGACTTTTTGAACTTGGCTTTTTGCCGTTCCATTGCCTTGCGACTCGGATTAACGTTCTTCTTCGCTCCCGGCTTGATAACTGGTTTCGCGCCTTTAGCTTTTTGCTCGGCCTTCGACTTGCCAGCGACTATCTCGCGGTACTTGATAGCGTCGTTTAAAACCCGTATGGCTCGATGATCCATGATGCCCCCGATCTCTTCCTGCGTGTAACCGTAGAAATTCTGACCAGAGTTCACCAACTTTTCCTTCAGCTTAGGCGCCTTTTGAGCATCTCCAAACTCAGGAATAACTTGTGCTAACGATTGCATTTCCTGTTGCAAATACGTTTGTACAGCTTGCTCACGGGCTTGCTCAGTCTGTTGCATGACCTCGCCCATCTTGCCTTGTTGCTGATTGTATTCGCTCAACGCCTTATCGTATCTGGCCTTTTCCTCGATGTATCCAATTGGATCAGTCGAGACAAGATCGTCAGATGGTGGAGTCGGCGGTTGCAAAAATTGCCCTTGTTGCATTTGTTCATACATCGATACCAACTGTTGCCGTTCGGCTAAAAGTGCAGAGTAGACTTCCTCAGCTTGTTTCTTCTGAGTAGCGGTCTCTTGCATCTTTGATTGGATGTACTTTTGGCCTGAATAACCTTGCTTGAGATCCTCTAAGGATACCTGCTGTTCTGCACCGTCAACTTTGACAGTGTAGAACGTTGGCGCAGGCTCTTCTGGATCGGCTGGTTCGTCTGCCTCTTCGTCATCGTCCGACATTTCAACTTCTGTTTCTTCTTCCTCGCCGTCGTTGACCTCGGCGTCATCAACGTCCTCTGATTCCGATGCTTCCATCTCTGGAGATACATCCTCAGATTCTGTAATTTCTTCTTGCTCGACCTGTTCGGATTCTTCAGGCATAGTAATTAAACCAACTGCCTGTTCGATACTTCCGTCGAATGCTGGTGTTTCTTGAGTTTCAGTCGTGTCTGACACGGTACTTATCTCCTAGTTTTTTTTATCGAAAATCTTCTCATCCGCCAAGGCGGTGTTGATGTAATCATCGATAGTTGATAATGCACGAATGATATCGTGCGCGTTATCGCGATCCTCGGTGGTCGAGTTCGGATCTGTGAAAATGCTAACCTGTAGCATTTTTACGGCATCAAGGACTTCCTTAAATGTGGAGTCATCCTTAAGCCGTTTTAATCTTGATGCTTTTTCTTTAACTTTCGCCATTAAAATCTACCGCCAGATACTGCACCGCTTGGGCGCTCATCTGGATATCTTGGTTCCTTTTGAGCCTGCTTAATGTTTTCAACATCAACTGATGTATCGTACTTGCCAAGTATTTCAGCGGCTTTAATAAGTAAATCTTGATCCATTTTGTCGCGTTCTCGGTCGTCTTGAGCAATGGCTTTCTGTGCGTCAACTTCCATTTTAACCATGTCAGATTGAGCTTTGGCTTGCGCTTTGAGTTGCTCGGCTTGTACAAGAGCCTGACCGGGATCGAGCGGCATTGGCTTGCCCTGAGCTTGCTGCTGCTTCATCATGAGCAACTGTTGCTCGTATTCGTTGCTCATTGGCGTAAAGTATCTATCACTGTTTCTAATACCAGCGATCGCCATAATGTCCGACATCGTGTTGCGAATGAGCGTCATTGATACGAGGCCGTTGCCAGCGCCGTAGTTCTGCCAGATCTGCATTTGCATCTGTAATGTCTGCTGTAGGATAGCAATCTTTTCATCTTCCTTGCCAGTGCCAAGCCCAATGTTGCACATAACGTCCATGCTCGAGTTCCATGATCTAGGATCAATTGGCACAAACTGGCTGTTCATGCGCATCATTTTCTCTTCGTCAGTATTCTCGATAAAGAGCTTTAGCATGAGCTTAAATAAGCGCTTCATGCCGCCCTCGGCAAGATTTCGTGACATAACCTCAATCTGAGCTGCACCAGCCTGTTTTGTGATATTTGCCGCAGTAGCGGTAGTATTCTGTAAAGCGTCTGGATCAAGGCCCATAGAGGCCCGAGAAACGCCTGTCTTGGTCTCAATGGCGTCATCCATATACTGGATAGCCTGAAGCGTTTGAGCGGCTACAAACGGCACTGAAATAGGCACAATCGCCTGTGGATTCTTCATCCTGATGATGCCGCCAATCTCGTTGTTTAGCACGTCGTCGACGTTGACCTGATTGTCCACAATGCCCATACGAGGATTGTTTGTCAGCGCAACGTTGTCTAGGACGCCTCTGAGCATCGCTGTGGATGCGTCTTGATCATCATTAATAAGATCAGATATAGAGCGCCCAAAGAATGCGTGTGGCTCAGGATCGACCTCAAACACAGCAAATGGGACTTCACTATATGGCTCGTAATCTAGGAGCTGGTAGTCATTGCCGCCAAGCATAAACTTGTATAGCTGTGCGACGCCAGTTCCCTCGATGTCCATCTTCATGTACGCCTCGGTCACCGCGACCAACTTCATTGATAGATCCTCGGTCGACTCTTCTTCTTCCTGCTGATATCCGCGACGCTCAAAATCCTCTATCTCGGAATATGTATCGCTAGATCCGATGCCAGTAAGATTAGATACTTTCTCAAAATCAAATCCCATGTTAACAAGATCAGATACGCGCATCTCTGTACGGTGCGCCACAACGTAAAAGTCATCAATTGACTTGGCGTTGCGATCCACCATAAACTCCTCTGGCGGAACAGATTTTACTTGTAGCATCCCTTTGTCAGTTTTTCGACTAATCGTGACACTATGCTCAGGAACTTCGATTTCCATCCCCATTTGATCAATGGAGATAGACATTTCTTGGCTATGTTCAATAACATCGACATTATCCTCATTAACTATGGCTGAGAACTCTTCATCAGTTAAGTTTGTAAAACTGTAAGTTTCAGCCTCTGTGTATTTGTCCCAGTAAACTTTTAGGACGCCAGCCTTCTTAACCATCGCGTCGTGAAACGCATCGTTTAGTAAGTTGTAACCATTAAGTTCATTAAATGCCCAGTGCATATACTGCGTTGCCTGTTGCGCAACGGTAACATCATCTTGGTTCGATGGAATGTATTCAACGGCACGATCAGTTGATAAAAACACGCGCAATAGACTCGGCTTAATTGATCGTATTGTGTCGCGTACTTTTGTTGCGACTACTTTGGATCGACCATCCTCTTCGCCAATATCTACTTCACCATCAAAGTATCTTTGCGCTTTGATCCTGTCGTCAGCAATCTCGCTCTCAATAAAGTCAACGGCATCCTGTACGGCCTGCTGTACGATGCTTTCAACTCTATCCTCATCCATTTTCTCTGGCTTCATTTACTTTTCCTTATGGGCCTACTACTGTTGCCGGAATTCTTTCTCGGCCTTCATATATTGAACCTGATGTGGCTAATGCTTTTGATATTTCTTCAGCAATAAATCTTTTTTGACTATTTGTTGGAGTAAGCCCTCTTATTGCATCTCTAAGATATTTAATTGCCGCTTGAGCGCTACGACCTCTTTTTTTCGTTAAGATATCAATTGATTCTGAAAACAATTGATTTAATCTATCTTGCTCAGTTGTAGATTCAAACATTTGCCTTATTTTTTTTGCTGAAGTTCCCGGACTTAATTCACCAGCAGATTTTAATGCTCCAAGCTCTACTGACTCTCTAGCCTGATTAATAATTTCTGATCTTCCAGCCGTTTGAGATCCAGTAGCTGTTTTTGCTTTTAATTCAAAAGATGTTTTTGCCTGATCTATTAAGCGCAAAAGTTTATTTGCCTCGGCGTCTCCAAGAACTTCAACGAGTTTACCTCTAGCACTGGCAGAAGAAAAACTTTTTAATATTTTTCTAGCCGCCTCAATCTCGCTTGGATCTCCCTTTCCGGCGGCTACCATAGCCTCATCAAAAACATTTGCAATTTTATTTCTAACTCCGAGCCTTAAAGATTCTTGAGTATCCTTACCGCCACTTTCTTTAATTCTTTTAGCCTCTGCAATAAAGTCACTATTTACTTTGAAAAAATCAAATCCAAGCTCATATGCTTTTCTATCGGCTATAGTGTCTCCACCAATTTTTACTGCTTTTCCGTATTCAGGAACTACATCTACAGCGGTATCTTTTAAAAGTTTAGCCCATTGCTGCGCTTGAATTGCCTCTGGAGTAGGCATTCCATCTACAGTTTCTTGACCAATTTTTTGAAGCTGTCTTTTTACAGAATCAATTTGATAAATGTTTGGATTCTCGGAGAATCCAATAAAGTTACCATCTGCATCTAAATTCATTTGAATTTGTTTTTGGAATGGCGCTTTTGATCCTCTTGCAGCCGCTAAATTTAACTCATCGTTTGCCATATCAACAGCTTTACTAATAGCTTTTTGTCCCATATTAGACCTGCCAATTTGCATAAAAATAGCTTGCAATCTATCTGCTTTTGGCGTCCCATATGGAATTGGAGTATTAAAAGCTGTGTTATATGCTTGATTTCTTTCTACTGCGTTTTTTGCTTGAATTTGTTCGTATGGGAATAGTTCTGGACTAGTTCTTTTGCCAAGAGTTTTCTCTATTCCTTTTTCTATTTTCCCCACAGATCTTTGAACTCTTTCATCAACAGCTCTAGTTCCTTGCCTTGATGTGGCAGAGCTGGCTTGCATTGCGGCATCCATTAATTTTTGAGTTGCAATGTCTGCATCAACCAGCATCCCTTCATTTCCAGCTTTTCTAATATTTTTTAAAGCTTGATCAAAATCCATGCCTTCTAATATTTGTTTTTCTATAAATCTTGCAGTAACTATAGATACTCCAAACTCTTTTGCAATATCGTTGGCTATTGATGTCTTTGATTTTCTGTTTACAAATCTATTCACTGCCGCCCCAAGAGGAGTTGGCAACAAACCAAGAGCAGCGCCAATTCCGCCCTGAGCTAAAGTTCTATATAAAGTGTTTGCGCCCTCTTCTCCGCTTGCATATATTCCGCCTTCTGCGGCGGCGCCTGCGCCAGTTGCGGCAGATTGAGATCCAGCCCTAATAAGTGGAGATGTACTTCCTACTGTAGACGATAAAAATTGAGGAACTCCGGGGATTTTTTTCGCAACATCTAAAAGACCACTACCAAGTCCGTATGTAAGAGCACCGCCACCGCCAATAGATCCAAGCGTCATGCCAGCTGAAGTAACTGGCCTTTGCTCCTCTAATGCAGCCTTAGCTTTCATAGCTCTTTCCTCAAGACCTTCAGCTCCAGACAATTGCTCTATAGCTCCAAGCGATCTTGATCCAATAAATGGATACTCATATAGATATTTAGCAGCCTCAGCTCCAGCCAGTTGAGTTGGATCTTCGAGAATAGCTTTATTATAGAATGACTGCGCCGGATCTGTTTGGCTCTGCCCTTTTGTTCGACTTATTCTTGCTATTTCTTGAGGATCTGTAGTTGAGTAACTGTTAGACACATAATTAAGACTGCCGTTTGGAAGTTTATATATCTTTCCTTCATCTGGAAAACCTTCAGCAATCAACTCAACACCAGAAACTCTTGCTTGTTCGGGGATGCCCATTGATTCGGCAAGCGTATCAGAGACGTTAGATGTATCTACATTATTGCTTGGAGTTATTGCTTTATCCTGTAATTGTATTTTACGAATTTTTTCATACAAATCTTCAGCCATATTTATAATCCCATAACGTCTTTAGGATGAGGAACCGCGTTGTAATCTTGCCCTCTAACTTCAGCCTCTTGTTTTTTCCAAGCATGGATAATATCTAAATCATTGACACCCGGCTCAAGCCTTCTTGCCTGCTTTTTAAATTCTGAAAGAGTTTGGCTCTTACCGTTTGGCAAAGTCATAATTGCTGGAACGCTATTAAAATAATCTTCTATTTCAAAAACTAATTCAGCGGCTTTTAACGGATCTGATAGCGCAGTTCTATACGCTTGCTTATTAACAGACTCTCTCATCAAAGACCATTCAGCTTGACTGTCTAAATAGTTAATAATTGCATCATTTGCCCCTTTTGAATTACCAAGACTAGGCAATGTGTTGGATGCAAAAATTGCATCAAAATCTGTTTGTGGGCCTTTGTTTAATCTTAATTGTTCTTGAACTAATGTTTTAACAGCAGCATTAAACTGGTCTGCAGTTTCAATACTGTCTGCCATACCAGTATCCAATCCAATTGCTTGCAATTGTTTTGAAAGCCTTACTACAGTATCATTAAATTGAGGGCTGCCTACTTGCACTTTAGAAAAGTCATCAAGTAATGGCTTAATTCTTTTTAACACTTGTTGTGTAGATCTTTGTGCGCTAACAATTTCTGTGTTTGCGTCTCTGTATTTTCCTATTTCACTTGAGGCGAAACTCATTCGAGCTTTACTCTGCTGTAAATCAAGTTTTTCGCCCATATTAATAGTTGTAGTTGGCGCTGCACCACTGACAACAGTAATATCGCCAGTTTTTGTGTTTCTTTGTAATACCTTTCCTTGATACTCTTCTGGCACGTCAAAACCATATCTCGTTTTAAACTGTTCTGCGGTTAAAATTTCCTCTGTTCCTTTTTCTGTGAGTTTGGCTGCGTCTCTCTGAGACTTAATTGTAAATGCATTTGCCATACTTATAAGCCCCTTAGACAATGCATCTTGTAAATCTGGATCGTCAGCAAATGCAGTTGCGCCTGATTTCATGTTTTCTGCATTGAAAACATCCATAGCTTTTTTAACATCTCCGCCAGACATAATCCAAGCCGCCGCCTTGTCGCCAGCAGGCGTATTCATAGATGAAAAATAATTTGCCGTTTTGTTTAATGTCCCTAAATCCGTATTAGATTTAATTCTTGCCTGCATTGCTGTATTTAGTCCAGCGTCTGGCTTTAATCTTAATGTGTTGAATGCCATTGCAGCGTCAGCAAAAAATGTACTAGCGGCTCTTGGATCGTCTTTTAAGTTTGCGTACAAACGTTTTAAAAAAGTGGATTGCTCGTTTCCAGATCCAGACCTGTTTTCTTCGTTTTCGACCGCCTTGATTGCTTGCACCTCCGGCTCGATTGGCGCTATCCCAGACGTATCATACTCATATATAGGAGCGCTTATTTGACCGGCGTTGTACATTGTTGTTTTGCCCGGCGGATAAACAGTGCCTTTAGCAATTATGTCCTCTCGACCAGCGTTTACCATTTCAAGTATATCCAGTGGCGAATACTGACTACCCGGTTCTGAAATTGTTCCTCGAGGGCCGGGATTGATAACCAAAAGAGGATTAGGCTCTTGCTCTACAATCGGAACCATTCTGTTTTTTTGCGGTTGGACTAATCGAGGCGTTTGCTGTTGCAATCCTCTTTTTTCTGCCATTCTTTCCCCAACAGATCCAACTACATCGCGCAACGCACTCATGTCAGATTCCGTTCCTTGCTGTCTTGCCGTTCCTTGCTGTCTTTTGAAAAATTCTTCGTCTAGATTAAGTAATCCGATCGCCATATTATTTCCTATTAGTATGCTGGAAAACCAAGATTTGGCATAAGCGTATATCCAGCACTCATTGGTCGTTTAAACTCTGACTCATCGATACCAGCGATATAATTGCCACGCTGGAACGTATCACCGGCTGGCATTTTGTTGCCAATCATATCCATTAAGTTTTGAAAGCCCTCGGCGCTAATTGGAGGTTGCTCTTGCGCTCCCATGTCTGGCATATCTAATAAGCCCATGCCAGCGCTAGAACGGTCTCTAAGTGGCTCTGGAGTCATCATGCCTTGAGCAACGTTAACTCCGCTTCCAATTTGTTGCGGTTGCATTTGCATCATAATTACTTGGAGCTGTTTTAGTTGCTCTTCGCTTAAAGAGGATGGCGACATCCCCATTTGTTGCATTCCCGGCAGCGTAGGCCCTCCCATCATCATACGTTTAGCACCTCATAGTTAACCATTAAGTAACCATCTTTGTGACGCTTAACAAAGTCTGGATGAGTCTCCATAACTTTTTGAGCAATGACGCCTACCTCTGGATTTTTATTTAATCCAAGTTTCTTGGCAAGTTTGTTCCATTTCCAAGTAAATATTTCAATACCATTTTTTACTTTGCCAACTAACGTAATATCTGTTTTTAGATTTTCATCTGATCCAGTAAACGCTGCTTGAACAGCTGGATTAGACGCCATACTTGCAACACTGCTTAACATTCCGAACAGCCCCGGAGAACTAGTCGTGGTCTGAGTCTGTCCACCACCGCCCGGCACCGCTTGCAACGCATTGCTGGCGTAGTTAATCGATTGCGCCGGTGCATTTGTGTATCCTGCGTACTGCTGTTTGGCTGCATCAATCAATGCCTGCTGTATGCCCTGCTGTAGCGCTCCCTGTTGCATCATGTTCTGATTAATTTTCTGGCCCATGCCAAAACCAAGATTTGCAACGTTTGCAAGTTGATTTCCTGCGGCTAACCGTTGCTGGCTTCCTTGAAATCCACTGCCAACGTTAAACTGATCTGCCGCCATTCTATTAGCGATATCAAATTGACCTGCCTGTTGTGCATTTTGAAAGCCCTGCGCCCTTAGTGCCGCAGATTGTTGCCCCAACATATCAGCAACGCCACGCCCCATTTCAGCTTGGGCTATCCCGTGTCGAGATCCGCCAAATGCTTGAGCCGCTTGTGCCTGCGCTCCAAGATTGTTCATACCAATTTGAGCATTACGCAGTACGTCCTGCGCCTGCGCATCAATAACTTGCTGAGTAAAAGGATTTTGGTATTGAGAAAGATCAGTCGTTGCCAGCTGACCGGCTTGAACTTGGTTTGGAACGTATCCCATTTCCATCGCCGCACCTTGCCCAGCGCCATATATGCCTTGAGCTGCTGCTTGATTTACGTTAGGGATTCCGCCCTGTGGTGATCCTGCCATAATTTATCCTTTATATATTGCGTAACCGTTGCCCATCGAAACGTATCCCTCTGGAGGCGCTTCAAAATGCTTTCCAAACAACGGATTACTCATAGGATTGCCCATTCTTGAGTGAACCGATTGCTGCAATGGAATAACGTTAGGTTTGTCCGGCGTTAATGGCGACGGCTGATCTCCACTAAATGGATCAACAAATAATCTGTCATATTGCGCCACTTGGCCCGGTCTCCTAGCCTTTAACTCAGCTAGAGCTTGATCAAACAAATCGCCAGATGAATACGCCTGCAATCCGCCAGCATATGTATTAGGCGTTGGCGCCATGCCCTGCATAGCAGTTAATGATCCCTGCGGAACCATGCCAAATGCCTCTGCTGCGCTAATGTTTGAATTAAAAGCCGCCTGCTGTGTTGGATTGAACGCCGCAACGTCAGGCCCGTAAAATGGCATATAACCAATTTTTTGGGCTTCTTCAGCTCTAGCAATATTTCTTTCGGCTGGCGCCTGAACCCAATCTGGTATACTGCTGCTTGTTGTTTGTTTTCCGCCTTTACCGCCGCCGCTCATTTATATCTCCCTTTTAAGCGTTGTAAACTCGAACTCCCATCCAAGTTTATTTAATATTTTTTCCCAGCCCTTACGACCGGCTATTGTTAACGAAGAGCATCCGTTTGCCTTGGCAAACTCAGCAAATGGCTCGTTTAAGGCTGTAATTTGTTCAAGCCTACCACCAGCTAGAAAAACGTGAAACACTTTTTTGCGCGGATACTCAATGATTTCAGTAATACAACAGCCATCATCAAGAGGCCAAAATTGGTACCTATAGCTAAGAACGCCAAGAACAATATCATCGAAAGTATGTGTACCACCGCTATAAGCGAGAGCGTCATCAATATACTTCCTGCATTCGACCAGCTTTTCAGTAACATTCATGGCACATACAGTTCCGCCACAGATATCGTTACAGATGGCGATGCCGGGCAAAATGCGGTTGCCGCAGTCGTTGATAAAGAGCCGCTTGTGCTATCTACGGCAAACATTGATTGCAAATAATCGTTGGCATTTACATCAAAAACGCCAGATCTGCTTATTATTTTCTTTTGCCCATTGTTATGCAACGTAGTTACCATCGTTGAGTTTGCTACATCAACGCCGTTAACTCGAGGCCAAAAATAAAACGTAACCGTACTGGCTGAACTTGAAGTAATCTCAGCGCTAAAATTCAATCGATATATGCCAGACTTAGCAAACACAATCTTGCTTGCATCGGTTCCGTCAATAGACACATTATGCGACGATGCGCTTGTATTGTAAGTTATTGCTGTGGCGGTATCGGCTCCAGACGCAGTCTGATTAGTAAAATCTACAAAATAACCGTATGAGTTCTCGCCGTATGGAATAGGCTGAAAAGCACCGTTTACAGACAAAACCATGTGGCCTTTTTCACGATCCCACATCATCAAACCATCTTCTGCTGCTGAATCGTCATTTGTCAAAAAGCGTAATACGCCTCTTGTCCGCGTTAAAAATGCGTTAAGCCGTTCCGCCCATGTATTCCATTGTCCTAATGGACTTGGTGGGATCAACGTTTACCTCCAGCCTTTGCCTCGATACGCATTACTCCAGCTCTCCAATCGGCGTTTCTTGCCGCCTCTATGCGTATTCTAACTTGCCGACCAGTAAATCGCACATCGGTTGGATTGGCAGTTGAAAACGGCCCAAATGACGTCTCTGCGGCATTAGGATAGAACCGAGACTTAAATGTAACGGTTACATCGCCCTGAGTTGATTCATCTGGTATTAAACTTGTCACTTTCATAACTTGATCGCCAGCGCCCAAGCTAATAGGGCCACTTTCAGCAAATGGCGTGTATGTTCCGTGACCAACAGTTGGATCCTGTTCGTGGTTAAATAAGTCGCCGTTGGCATCGCCCCATATTGGATTGTCATATACGCCAGAATCAATTCCGCAAGTCCTATCAATTTGACCAATCTCCCAATGATTTTCTCGATAGTCATACGAAACATATCGATCATTTTCAACAGATCCAGAGCTTGGATAAAACCACCATACCTCGCCATAAGCGCTGTTATGCACAGCGTAAACTTTAGTGATTTGATTGTGATTGATATCGCCAAAAACATAATCAGAAACTTCGCACGGAAGCTCTTTTGCGGCAGATCCATCAAATACAAAAAATGCATCTCGCCCCATCCAGAACGCGCCTTCATCAACTGCTGCAATAGCTTTTCTCGCTACCATGCCAGTTGCTGTGCCAACTCGCTCAAATCCAAACACAAATGGTGGGCCTTGATACGTTGCAATATGAGCGTCGGTGTCGGTAACAATTAGCGTTCGCCCTCTAACTCTGGCAGCGCCCATAATTTGACCGCTAGTTTGTAACTCTAAATCTCCAGCCTCGTTTGTTGCCGCTGGTGTCCATAACGTGTTGTTTTCTTTATCGCACCATTGGACTTTTCTGGGATTGCCACCAGCGCCAAGCGCAAACAAAAATCGCTCTTCTGTGACAATAAGCCCCAAGTTGTCAACTGGCGCATTAGTAATTTGTGCTGCGGCAACGGCAGGATTAAGTTGCCATTCGTACAGCTTTCCATCGTCAGACGTGCAGCCAACTAAATATTCGCCCCAATTGTCCAGCGACCACGTTGTAGCCTCTTGAAATACACCAGTATTTGGACGTGTAACGCCATAGTATCCTGTGTTATACAGCGCTCCGCCGTATGCAGTATTAACTGCTGCATCTTCATTCCCAGACGCAAATCCTGCTGGCGTAATATCACTTACAGTGCCAGAAGCATTTACATAATAAAGTTTATTGTATGTTCCAGCGGCAATTTGTGTGCCGTCTGAGTTATCTCGCCATGCGTGTAATCCTCGAGGCGCTGCTGCAAAAGCAGAAGAAACTCTAGTAACAAAACCACCAACTGGTCGCATTGAATTGTTATGCCAACGAATTAAACTAGCATCACGCCATCGGTTTGATTGCTCGTACTCAGTGCCGTTTCGTAGGATACCGGGCGGCAATTGCAATGGAATAAGCGCCATGCTATTTTCCTTTATTTTTGTAGTGAGACGGTTTTAAGCCCCAAGCGTTTGACACTATGGATTTGCGAACTCCGCCTTTAACATCAGTAACTCTGTGTTGTTTTGATACATCCATAACAATTAATCTATTAGGCACCGGCTCTACTCTTTCAATTTCGTTATTACTTCTTTTAATTTCCAAATAACCGCCTTTTGGCAACGACTGGTGAGCGTAATAAATAAATCCTTGATCGGCAGTCCTGCACTTATTATTCCTTATCATTTCTTCTTCTTCAAAAAAAGAAACTTTACGATCTAAGTCAGTATCATAATGAAAATCTAAGTTTTTAACGGTATCTGAAGTCAAATAATGCGCCCAATATTCCCATCCATCAATATTTTGTTTTATGCCAACAACTTCGTTCCAGACCAAATGGCATAAATACTCAAATGGATTTGACGGGTTTTTCTTGCAATCAACCCATGTTAATGGGACTCTTGACTTTAAACCGTCCCAAAAACTAGATTTTGTAAGGTTTTTTCTTAGCTCGCTATCTGGAAGAAAATCATCAAATATAATCATTTGAACCAAGGCCCACAAATCCAAGTAACGATGCTACTTCTTACGCCTTTTTTTACCGGCTCAACGCCATGCAATATAAAACTAGGAAAAGCAATGACAGTTCCCTTCTCTTGCGGCGGATATGTTTTTTCATCTCCTATTTTTAAATAAAATTTGCCGCCTTCAAAGTCATCATTTAAAAAAGCTAAAACAGTTATTTTCCTGTTAACCTCTTTTGTAGGCGTTATAAACGTGTCAATGTGCGATAAATAATGACCATCTGAATTGTATTGCAAATACTCTGATTGATCGCTATGCGTTACGTTAAAATTCCAAGATCTACGATTGATGTTCATCCCCATGCCGGTCAACGTTGCGCCAATACCTATGTCGTGAGGAATAACAATTTTATTTACATCTCTAATATTGGTATCAACCTTTCCAGAATCATTACCTACCGCAGCCTTTTCTAAATTTAATTGGCTAAATTTAGAGATCATGTCATCACATGATTTTTCAGCAATTGCATTTGATACATACCAAAAAAGCAATTCTGGATCTTGTTCGACGTGTTGAGATAATGAATTTCGTTTGTCAAATTTCCATTCAGCGTGTGGCCCTTCCTGATCGACGTAATGCAAAAAAACTTGCGCTTGCCACTCGCCTTGAAACTCATCTCTCCAATGCGGCTGCTCCATACCTTTGTAAATGACAGCATCTCCAACATCCATGCGAACAATGTCTACATTTTTTGCATAAAAATTTTGATCTTCTTCGCCAACAATTTTTAAATCATCAATTTCGCCTCGATCGCCAACAAATATAGGCCATACAGCCTTATCAAAGCCTAATGTAATTGTCGCGCTGTACTCGCACGATTCTCTATCAACGTGGCAAAGTAGTTTTTCACCATTTTGGTACAACCGAGCATAAGCATAAGTTGGAAACAATTTCTTGCCCGTCTCTTCTTCCATCTTTGGCAAAAACTCTTCGAGCAAAACTTCTAAGTTTTCATGATTGTAAATTGAATAACTTTTTGGACATTGACTGTCTTTAACCGCAGTATAAGTTGAGTCTTTAAGAAATTGAGTTAAAGACGCACAAGTTTCTTGTGAAACAGCATTTTTTAAATGTTTTATGTCAGCCATATAAAATATCTAAGATCTCATCAATAGGTTGTAGGAATGCTAATTGAATAGCGTTTCGTGCTATTTTTTTATTGTAACGCACTAATTCCTTATCTCTAAACCTATCTTCCTTCATATTTTGCTCAAATTTTTGATTAGGCAGAACTGAATGAGCTTTGGCTGTATTAAGTATCCAAACGTCCTTTTCTTTAGCTGTAAACCTAAACTTAACGTCCAAGTTCTTAGCGTCAACATTGTAGTAGGTGTTTCCGTTATCCATAGTCAAGCGATCATCGATGATGTATTCCCCATCCCAAAAAGACGTCACTTCGTAGCCCGTCTTATCGTAAAAATTGATAATCGTTTTTTCGTTTGTATGGATGTGCGGCGTTAATAAACTAATTTGCGTCAGCGCAGACTTATAAAGATATGGTTTTAATTTTGGAAAGATATCAATGAATTGATCGACTTCGCTGAGGCGCCACCTAACAATGCTAGGAGACTTAGAGATTCGTAGCTTCCCGTAGGACTCTATCGAATCTCTTTTTTCATCTTTAAGCTCTGGAAACGGTACATCAAGTTTTTTTGCATAAACCGTTGTCATACATCCTTAAACAAATTTAATGCCGTAACATTTTTCAGCTGCAACAACAGTTGCATCTGCTGTGCTAACTTTAATTTGAGTTGGCGTGTTAATTGTTTTTCCATTAAGCGTCATAGAACCATGAACAAACATTAATTTAGTGCCAACAGGTAGCGTTGCTGAAGATCCAGCAGACAGCTCCCATTTTTCGCAATCAGGAAGATAATCTCTGTTTTCTTCTGCGGCAACACACCAGCACACAGGATTATTCACTGGCGTTTGGTTGCACGTCCCATGCGAACCCATTTGATCAGGCCCGATCCAGTCGCCTGCTTGATAGTCTGGCAGCGTTGTTCCGTCGGTAAATGTATTGTTGATCATTTGCCCATCGGTAAACAAATTCCACCATTTTCTTCCTTCTGGATAATTTGCTATATATGGCTCTCCAGACGTCCAACTGTTTTTATAGACAACGTATCCAAACGCCCTGTATGGTTTGATTTGCATTTAAACCTCCTCGTCTGGAGTTGGAGTTACAATTTGCGAATCTTGTAAATCTGAAACATTATATGTAGCGCTCGTATCAACCAAAGAGCTTATAGCTCCAACTTTTGCTGAGTTTTGTTTATACGCATCCATCCTTACTATTTCTTCGCACATGGCAACACCAGCTTTTGCCAACTCTTTCATAACTTCATCTGCGGTGTTAGCGTGAGGCCACATATTGGCTGGCTGATAAGACCATCTACCATAATCGTCTGGATTTGACGATGATGTTGTGTCCGATGCAAAACCAGCAATTAAAGCACCAGACTCTTCATCGTACTCATAAACTTTAACTGTAATTGTACTCATAATATCCTCTTTTAAGAAACTAGACCTAAACGTGTACCTGTAGCTGGAAATGTAACATTTGAATTGCCAACTAAATAATATCCTCTTGTTCCGCCACCACCACTATAAGCGACACTGAAACCTCCG